CCCCACCATGCGAAAGCATGATGGTGTGCCCACGCTGTGCATTAGACCCCACCCATCATCTAATCGATGATGTTCGACAAGAAGGAACTCAATTATGGAGCCAGATACTAGTAAACCCACTAAGCTGAACACCCAAGTAATCCATTTTCCACCGGTCAAGAGAGAAACTTTCTCTGGATCAGGGAAATGGGAAAACTGGATTCAGCCTAGTAAAGCTACGTACTCTGGCCGTAGCATAAAGCACTACTCGGAGGGACATGCCGCTTCTCCTAATGGAAAGCGGTATGGAGGTGGGCCATTTTACGTGACCCATGCGAGACCGCATATTAATGCGATGTCCGCAAATATGAGCGTCAACGCGGCCGGTAGTAAACTTAAATACTCCGGACCAATCGTGATGCCTGTAGACCTCTCACAGCATGAAGTAGACATAGCGTCCGACGATCAAGCAACTCAAGATCGTTGGGGCGCTGATGCTATTGCTGCTGTGGATCCCACGAACCCCAACGCTGATGTTGGCGTTGCTTTAGGCGAGATTGTCAACGAGAGGGGTATAACCCTTCCTGGCATTCAAGCTTGGAGACAACGGACCGATGCCCTCCGTGCCGTGGCAAGCGAGTCTCTCGCTTACCAGTTTGGCTGGGGACCTCTTGTAAAAGAGGTAAAAGACACCGCGCAGAGTATCCGCATGGGCAATACTATAATTGAAAATTATAGTGCCAATGCCGGAACTCTCGTCCATCGTGAGTTCGGTTTTCCGTCCATAATTACCGAGGAGGAGACGCAGGTCGGAACCGGAAGATGTCAGTATAGCTCTTCTGGTTCTGTGAGCGCCTTCCACACGGGCAATGTGCCAATCATAAGAAAGACCCGGACTGTCACCGATAGGTGGTTTTCCGGTTCTTTCACTTACCATTATGGTGATAGTACTGCCATAGGTAAGTGTTTAGGGATTAATTCTGAGATCGATAAGTTGTTCGGTCTCACCCTAACTCCCGATGTGATGTGGGAGTTGGCACCTTGGAGTTGGGCCATTGACTGGTTCTCCAATGCTGGAAGCGTTATATCTAACGCAACCAGCATGGGACTAGCCGGCCTGGTTATCAAGTATGGCTATATCATGACCGAAACGGTCAAGACTATATCATACTCGATGCCGTCCACTGGACTTATCTGTGGCGGCACTCCACCCGCTGCGTCTATCGACTTGATAGCTAAGCAGCGTGGTGAAGCTAACCCCTTCGGGTTTGGCGTTGCTTGGGATGGACTAAATCCTACCCAACTCGCCATAACTGCTGCACTCGGAATTACCCGTTTGCGGCGCTAATTCATAGCAACCATCAAACGTGCGTCTTTGTGCGCACAGAAATAGGAGCACGCCAATGGCGTTTTCAGATCCAATATCCATCAAACCTGACAATAGTACCACTGTTGCATGCCCTCGTGTTGACACGGGGAATTTCAGCAGTGAGTACTTGTCGTCTGATGGCCTGACGCGTGTCAAAATTCATACGACCAATGGTCGTAGATTGCGACACGTGTTCAGGGTGGAGCTGACCAAGGTCATCGCATCCACTGTCAATCCGTCTCAGAATGAAGAAGTTTCGACTTCTTGCTATCTGACGTTCGATCGCCCAAAATCGGGCTACACGAACGAAGAACTTCGGAAACTCGCGGAAGGAATGTTCTCATTCCTCACCGCGACCGAAGCCTCGACGCTGAAAAAACTGCTGGGCAGTGAGTCCTGACTTTTGGTCAGGGCTTCTGCTCTGCTATTTTTTTCATTATATTTGTCTTAGTTCTATTCGAACTTAGACTCATATAGATTGCGTTCTGCACTTTGTGCATAACGGCCACCATTAGGTGGTAGAGAGGAGATGAATGCTAGTTATGTCGAAACTCGACTATAACCATAGCATGCTGCAGTTTTTGGCTATTGGCGGTCTAACGATCGTCTCGGCCATTTGTATTGCAGCCCTGGTGATGTTCACCACTGTTCTCATGTAGAGAACAGTCCCTGAATGTCTAAACACAATTGGCTAAGGAAAGACACCTCTAAACTAAGGAGGGCCTTTGAAAAGCCTGATTGTGCTCTGGAGTCAGTTGGCGGAAGAATTCGCCAACAGATGTCGCACTAGCGCTACCAGAGACATTGAAACTGTCTCAGGTCGTGTCAAACACGAGGGGCTATCGTTTTTAACGATAACCCTGCCTTCCTTTGGTAAAGACTTCCAAAAAAGTCTCGACCAAGGGATTGTCGATCGCAACTCGTTCCAAGGTTTTTCTTGGCGAGCAGGTCTCCCCCAATTTCTTGGAGGTTTCCTCGATCATGTGTTTGACCGCGGTAGTGGCGTGTTGATCGATCATCCCGATATAGAAGCAATCATTGCTATTAGACAATTGACTTTGATCTATAGCAAGGTTCTCCTTCCTTGCAGTGATGCAAGGATTGAGGCCGCTATGTCCGGGTATATCGATTGTGATAGAGAAGTGGCTAGGAACGACAGCATGCTCGATGAATCGGATTATTCCGCATTCAAGCGCATCTCTCGTCTCCTCTTTGGAAACACGTTTTCCTCTCTAGATCGTATGATCTATGATGAATCCGTCGTTCCAAAGCACGGCCCAGGTGCCACGGCTGATGGACTGATGGGAAACCAAAAGTTCACCAACCGGGTCTGGACTGACCGTTTACAGGAAGTTTTCTCATCTGAGAATTTCCTGTTTCCGAACTCACGGTACGTGAGTGAGGACGGTGTCACTTATCTAGAACCCGGTGCTGAGATACCAGTTAAGGTTATCCCAGTTCCTAAGACGCTAAAGACCCCACGGATTATAGCCATCGAGCCGTCTTATGTGCAATATGCACAGCAGGCGATACTCGAGCCTATGGTTCGTCTCTTAGAGTCAGATTCTCTGACTCGTCATTTCGTAGGATTCAGCGACCAAGCCCCTAACCAGGACCTGGCACGCATTTCCTCCGAGAGAGGTCATCTCGCTACGCTCGATCTGAGCGACGCAAGTGACAGGGTCTCTAATCAGCTAGTCCGTAAAATGGTTGAGGACTGGCCCTTCTTGCTTAAAGGGCTTGACTCAACCAGATCTCGGAAGGCTGATGTACCTGGAAAAGGCGTAATTCGCCTTTCTAAGTACGCCTCTATGGGTTCTGCTCTTTGCTTTCCAATCGAGGCCATGGTGTTTACCACCCTGGTCTTTCTTGGTATTGAGCAAGAGCTCAACACGCGCTTTACCAATAAACGGGATTTTACTCCGTATATTGGCCGAGTGCGCGTCTACGGGGACGACTTGATTGTCCCTGCAGACAATGTGGAATCGGTGATACAGTCCCTTGAGCATTTTGGTGCTCGAGTGGGCATGACCAAGTCTTTCTGGATCGGAAGATTCAGAGAGTCTTGTGGCAAGGAGTACTACGATGGACATGACGTTAGTATTGTCAAGTTCCGTAGGCTATTCCCTGCATCACCACAGGACGGACCGGGTTGCATATCGATGGTGTCCTTTCGCAATCAGCTCTATAGAGCAGGTTGCTGGGATACCGTCAAATATGTAGATTCTTTGATCAGGAGAGTATTAAAATACTTTCCTGTAGTCGAGGAATCAAGCCCGGCGCTCGGCCGTTATTCCTTTCTCGGTTACCAAACCGAGAGGGAAT